TGCTAAAAATGTTAAGAAAGATACTAATACCCCACGTGCATAGGATTTTAGTATGGCTTTTTGTTTCTTGCTTATTTTCATATTTTGCCCCCTAGTAGTGGTATATCGAACTCTCTGCCGTCTTTGTCGCCTAACTTTGTAAAGCTAATATGGATGTGCTTTGTGTGCTTATTAAAACCCTTGTACTTGCGCCACTTAAAATTAAGTATCCTGCTAGCAATCATGCCATTATGGATTACGTAAGATATACGCTTATCGGTTTTCGCACATTTTCTGATCTGGTCAGCCAGATATATTGAGATCCCTTCGGATGAATCCAAGCGAGAATCCACATCAATGGCTCTGACACACCCAGATTTGTCTGGATTATGATCCGATTTGGTGGCGCTATGACGAGCATCACCAATCCACCCATCACTGGTAGAGCGGCGATCTGGATACCAGGTATCAATCTGATCTCTTAACTGCACACCAGCTGCACATAGCCATGGTTTCATTTGCCACACTTCCTCAAAATTGTGCTAAGACAATAAAGCGGTTATTTGGTCGTCCGTGAAGCCTAACTCTTTAAGTTTGGCTAACCCCTGATCCCGATTTAATATCCTAATTTCTTCCTGAGTTGGTCCAGCAATATGTGCTGCGATAGCAGCCTCTAATTGTTCCTCTGTTATTGTGGAGTTATCAGCAGGTTTAATAATTTTTTTCTTAGGATCATTAAAGTCTGCTACTAGACCTTCATTTCCTAATTCTTGATCTAATTGTTCTAAATTAATTTCTTTTGATGTAATTGCCATATTAAGACCCCAAATCCACTACTATAATTTCTCTTTGCCCAAAATATGCAGTTCCACCAGTCCTTCTGTATTTCATTGTAAAAGTGTTTGAACCAGCAGTTAATGAAGCATATCTTGTGGCAGCAGAAAATCTTTCTCTTTCATTAGCCGTACCAATCATTGATCTTACATACCAATCAATAGTTCCAGCAGCGACAGTAGTTGCACCTGAAATTGCAAAAGATGCTATATTACTTTCTACTGCAGAAGTGTTCATCATTTCTGCCGTAACTATTACTAAAACTTTTGTTCCAGTTGTTAAAGTTACTGCTGGCCCTGATGTTGATAAATCTGTAAATGATGATGATGTTGTGCCTTGTTCAGTTTCAACTCTTGCAGATGCACTTGCAGGTGATGATGATGCGGGTGTAGCCCACTCAGGTGCAGTTGCCCCAGAATTTACTTGCAAGACCTGTCCAGCTGTACCAATTCCGAGGCGAGCAGGTGTAGATCCACTAGATGAGTAAATGGTATCGCCAGTAGTTGTCATTGGATTTACCATGCCTGTTGTATCTAAGTTAGTCCAGGCTGATCCAGTATAATAAGTTGTTGTATTTGTATCTTTTAAGAAAGCAAAGTTACCCTCTTGTGGTGATGTAACGGCTGCATCTCTAGCTGTGGCACTGGCAAATACCCAGATACCCTGCATTAAATAACCATCAACATCGGCTGCGGTCAATACCTCGCCTGTCTGAAAATCCTTAAACCCTAAACCTGCTGCCATCTCTACTCCTTAGTAACTTAGGACATTATAGTCTAAAAGGCCATAAATGCTACTATTTAGGATAAATGCATCTATAACGGGCTCTAATGTCGTGAACGTGGTGCGCCAACTATTCGGGGTTATATTCATGGCAACCCCAAAAATCTGTAAAGTCTTGCTAATAGTGCTACCACCTGGCTGGGTAGTGGTCACTGTGATCGGATCAAAAAAATCTAAGTTAAGAGCTGCTATTACTCCGCTATTGTAGTTAGGCGTATATAAATCCAGGGTTATATTGTCCACTCGTATCGAGGTTTCTTGCCTACTGGCGACATAAGCCTGGGCATAATCTAGAGCTACGGCATCTGACTGCATAAGTAGATTGTCTAAGAAGTAACTATGCAAAAAGTATTTATCTATTGATGCTTGGTTAAATGCTACCTGTGGTGATCCACCAGCTCTAGTTATTGTAGCCTTATTAAATATAAGCACATCGTTTAATATCCACTGAGCATCGGCATATGGTATACCTGTGCCATCATCATTAAATACTGTAGGTGTGCCACCAATAGATCCAGCTGTGACTGCTCTATCTTGGAATACAAACGATCCGCTTTCATCTACATATAATGCGCCATACTCTGACTCTGACACTGTAGTCATGGCCTGTAGTGCAGTTCTATTTGTGCCTGGGTCTGCTTGTAATGTAGTTAAACCCGCATCGACATCACGCATAGTCGCTGGCCAATCAATTTCATCTAATATCTGGTTAATACGTGTGCCTGATAAATCACCAGCATTAGCACCTGTAACAGTGCTTATCTGGGCATTGTAAGCAAGTCTAAAGGCATCTACAGCTTGTATGGTTGTATAAGCTACATCTTCGGCTTCTCTAGGATAGGTAGTTACATAACTTGTAATAAATCCTGAGAATATAGGATAAGTAACGCTGTTATATGTAGCAGTTATCTGCACCTTCTTCATAGGTGTTAAAAATGTAAAGTATGGGCTAGATGGATTCTGTGGGTTAAAATCGCCATTTTGATCTACTATGCGCAAGGTAAGTGTGCCAGTTTGAAATTGATCTATTAAAGCGTTACGACCTCGCTTGGTTTCAATTCTGTTTATTTGATTTGATACATCTACAATAATTGATGCACTATCTCCTAATATATTTGTGCCTAATATGCCCTGGTCTAAAATCATAGCCTGGGCGAATGATGGGCCAGTGCTAAAATTTATGAAAGCATTGACTACAGGTACTGCCATTACAAACCGCCAGCGATGCCATAAGATACGCCAGATTTTTGGGCTATCTGTAAACTCTCTGCTATTAATGCTGCAAATCTATCGCCTGTCTGTGCTGTATCAATAGTAATAGTTAGATCTCTATTTTCGCCTTGTCTAAAAAATGATGGATCAAATATGCCGCCACCTGGTGTGCCTACGTTTACATTTGAATAACTTTGACCATAAGCCAAAGCATCGGCTGCTTTTTTAGTTTTAGTACCCATACCAGCTAAAGGTAATAAACCACTTGCAGCACCTTGCATAGCCATCAAAGCTGCCAAAATTTGCATAGCATCCATGCCTAGATCTTTATTCTCACCCATTCTAAACTTGGCTGGATCAAATCTACCCATAACATCTGCGGCATCTTGGGCGGCTTTAGCCAACTTCTTTAACTGTTCAGCTGCTTCTAACTCTGCTAATGCCTTTTTGCCTAACGCATCATCATTTTTGGCAATAGCAATTAAGCCATCTAGTCGCCTTTTAGTTTCTTCATCTGTGGCTTCATTACGTGCTTTCTGTAAGCCAATTAACTCTAAATCAAACTTTTCTTTTAGTTTGTCTAATTCAGTTTTCTTCTTTAATATTTCATATTCTTCTTTGCGTTTACCAGTAGACAAAGCAATAATTCTAGCTTCTAATCTTCTATTGATAATACGTGCTCTGGCTAATGCACTGTTTTCTTCTGGACTTAATTGTCTAGCACTTGTAGCAGCGCCAAGGACTGCACTTCCGCCAACAATAGTAAAGGCAGCCGCCACAGCTTTAGGGCTTTTACTAGCAATAGCGATGGCTAATAAACCAGCCTTGAATGTAGGATTACTTACTAAGTCAGTAAAACCTTTAGTTAATTTGGCTATTTCTCGAATAGCATAAGCTATATTGTCGCCTAGGTTTTCAAAATCTGTGGCAAGGCTAGCGACAGAACTATCTTTGCTTAAGATTTCTAATGCATCTACTAAGCCTCGGCCAATAGATTTAGTGGCTTCATCTGCGCCTTTTTTAAGCACATCCATTTTGCCTGCATAAGTATCTAATCTAGCAGCTGCTTGTCCTGAAAATCTTTTTTCCAGGGCTTCCATAATCTTATTCATGTCGCCAGATTTAATTATGTTTGCATCTATGCCTGTGTTAAGTGCAGACAGAGATCTCATTTGACCTCTAATACCAGCTGCTAGTGCACCTACAACAGTTTCTAAACTTTGTCCAGTACCAGCACTTATATTTAATGCAGCCTCTAGTGTGCGCTGTGATAGCCCAACTGATCTAGTAAGGTTTAAGAATGTTTGAAATGGTTTGCGTAAGTCTGTAAGTATTGCGTATGTTTTTTCTAAGCCCTTTATGTAATCTTCTACCTCTGTAACTCTAAATGCATTGCCAGTATTTTCTAGTTGCAATTGTAATGATTTGGCTGCGGCCTCATCTTCGGCAAATGCTTTAATGGCTTTCTTGCTAAATGCCACTAATGCAGCGCCACTAAATGCAACGCCAAAGGTACGTGCAAAACTCTTTACACGTTTTTCAAATACGTTTACATCCTGCTGCGCTTTTTTAAGCGCCTTACCATTCCAGGTAGCGAGTGCGGATACGACTACATTAGCCACTATGCCACCTTCTTCATTTCAGTAGTGTCATTGAAATAATCAGCGCCCGCTTTAATTGCATTCAAAATAGCATCGTAAATTGCAGGGCTATCTTTAGCCCAAGCCTTGTAAATTAATCGGCCTGATCCTTTGCGACCAGCACTTCTGACATCTTTAATCTTTGGCTGTTTAGTAAGTTCTGGTAAGTCAGTAACAAACTGGTATCCTGCAAATGGATTATTAGAATCGTATTTAGCTGTAGATCTGCTCTTACGTCTAGCAGTACCAGCCTGCTTAAATGCCATTGTGCCACCACCAGGATTAATAGATGTAAATGGAGCTCTACCTTGTGGGTTTAATCGGCCTGCAGTTTCATAAATACGGCCAGCCGCACTAATGTTATATACGTAATTCTCAACTTGAAAACCATTTTTGAATCTTCTGTTCTGACCTTCTTTGTAACCTATACCACCTTTTACATTATTGGCATCATACTTTGGAAATGGTCGATAATCTATACTTGATGATATTGGTTTAGACCAGCCAGATAGTACCTCTGTATTAGCAGGTACATAACCTTTAGCGGTAGCTTCTACCTGGCGCATTAATGGATTAATAGCAGTTTTAATGCGAGCATAAAGATCTTCATCGATAAAGCTAAGGCCTTTCATGACCTCTTTAACGCCTACGACCTCGGCTGGCATTTTTAATCTCCTTAGCTCTATCAACCAATACTTTAACCATTGCTTGATACATTTCCGAGTCCATATTAATAAACTCGCTAGGCGGAATCCCAGTTTCTATAGCCATCTGTGCGATGCCGTAAAGGATAGAATCCCGCTGTGTTATTTTTTTTCTTCGTCTAATACCTCGACAGTTTCTAGGCTGTCTATAAATTCCACGTTAAATAAAGGTACTTGAGCACCTGATCTGCGCAAGCACTCCCAAGCTAACCAATAAATGTGGGTTTGCTGTTCATGCTCACGCAGCATCTTGCTAATACCTGCACCATATTTCAATTCGAAAGCGTATTCGACACCTGGTGTTATCTTATGTTCTGTGACTTCACCAGTAGCCCTAGTAATCTTTAGCTTTGCCATTATTACTCCTTAGTTAAAATGGTACCGAAGGTGATACTGTGATTCCAGAGTTTACAGTAAATGTAACGCTAGATGTAGCAATTTCGGCTACTCCAGCTGATCCGATTGGAGTCAGGTTATTTACTAAGATTGAGAACTGGTAAGTAGGGTTAGCAGCTGAAACTGTAGTGCCCTTAACTGTAATTACTGATACAGCTAGAGTCTTGCCAAATGCATCATTTAGAGTCTGGCTAATCTCAGTATTTGCCCAGTCGTTCATAAAGTCGATTGTAAATGTGCCTGATTGTAGACCTGCTACGAATCGGTGAGCGGTATCACCCATCGCAGTAATCTCTAGCTCATCTACGATTTGATTGATAACAGCGCTAGATACTAGGTCGCTAATATCAATAGATGGTGTAGTAGGCGCAGCGTTGGTCGCTAGCTTGACGCCCACGTTATTGTTTAAGTAAATTGCCACTGTTATTCCTCTTCCTTTTTAGGTTGTGCTTTTTCTCTTGGTGCTTCTTTTATTTGGCCTGTCTTAATTAAGAAGGCTAAATCTTCTTCTTTGCTCATAATTAACTCCAGCTCGTTAGGATTGATACTGTTATTTCAGACACCAATAAATCGCCACTTTGAGCGCTTACGATTGCTGGAGCTGAAATGCTTGATATATTAAGTGTCAGCGCTGACGCTGCTAACTTTGTTACTACGGCTACTATGTAATCTTCCATACCAGCCAAATTACCCTGGTTATCTAACGCAGGTTTAGTGATTAAAATTCTAAAGTTTGCTAAAGGCAATACTGTTACATGATCGTTATTGCTTGGCACTATGTAAGGATCGCCAGGGGTGATCGCTACTGCATTGGCAAGTAATGTAGCTGGTGGAAATGCAAAGACTGACCACACGCCAGCATTAGTAAGATCTGTGGCTAGTGTGCTACGTAGTGTGGTAATCGCAGCTGGCATATTAACCTACCAGTGATGCAGGTGATGAATACGGCTGAATGAGGCCACGCACTCGGTTAATCAGCTGATAACCCAT